CTTCAGCAGCATCCACGCGCAGTTGTAAAGCCGGTTGAGGCCCATGCGGAAAATGCGCAAACGCAAGTCACTGCTCTGGCTGAACAGGTTTGAAATTTGGTTGATCTCTGTGGCCGTGCGGCGCTCGGCGTTTTGCAGAGATTGCGACATACCAAAATCAGGCGTAGCAACCCGTTGCTCGGCAATGTCGCGGGTGAACATCATCGATTGATCAAACGAAACCGGCGGTGCTGGCATCGGGATCGGTTGGATGTCGTAAGGTAAAATCTGACCGGGCGAAAATTTCAGGTTAGCCGCATTGGGGATTTCACGGGCCGAACGGAACAAGGGCCGGTTGACCAGCGTCATGTAATCGTTCTTCTCGTTAAGCAGCTTAGTCAGTTCCGCCTCGTGGACCGCAACAATCTCAGTCACACCACGCGGGCTGTACCAGCGACCATCCTTCACCTCGTACTCAAACTGGCTAAATGGATGCTTATCAGCGTAACCTTTGCCGAGCTTGTACGACTTGCGGATATCCTCATCAGGGCGTAGCGGGCTAAATGTCTCGCAGTACCAGGAACCATCTTCGTCCCGGCACCAGACTTCCCAAACAATGATGTAATCTTCCTCGTTATAGGTCAGCCCCTCACGCTGGTACTGGGCTTGCACCTTAATGTTGTCACCCCGGACATCGGTGCCAGCGCCTTTAATGCGCTTAATCAACCCTTCATCCTGGCTAAACAACTCATTGCGCCGGTAAGCCTCTTCTGAGTAGTGCTGGACATGCACGATCCGGTCAGCGTCCTCCAGGTTGCGCGTCCAGGTCGGGACGATAATGTGCTGCGGATCAATGTTCTGGAACACCAACCGTTTCTTGTCATGGTCCCAGTAAGTCTTAATTACCGCACGCCCACTCATCAGCATGAAATCAATCACGCTTAAAATTTCAGTTTCAATGTTCGACTTTTGTTTTAGCTGATAGTCGAACCATTGAGCAGCAGCATTGGCGTATGCGGTGGTCTTATCCCTAATCGGCGTAAATTGCGCGATCAGGTCTGTCGCAAACATCTGCTGAAAGTAAAAGGGCGCCAACCGCTGGATAACGGTATCTGATAACGGGAAGTGCGCGTCACTCGCACCGGGCCATGGCTTGTTTTTGCGCCGAAGACCGTTGTGGCGCATGCGGTAGAACATGCTTTGCCGCGTATCCCAAGAATTGCGGTCTGCTAGGTCATCACGAATTGCGCCGTGCAATTCTTTACGCGACAATAGTCCCATTCATCATTTTATGACGGGACAAATACGGTTCGGGCAACAATTAATACGTCAATTGACGCATTAGCGTAGTCAGCAGTGGACAGGCGCAGGTAAAATTGGTCGGAGCCGCGAGGCGACGGCCAATTTTCCGTTTAAAGCCCCACATCCATCCCATCCGGCAAGGAATCTTCCGGAAATGAGCCATTTAACACTTCATCGAGGCTGGGTCGGACATATTCCATTAACATATCGTCCAGTTGACCCTTCGCGCCAACCGCCATCACCACTGCATCCGCCCTATCCGGCGAACTTAACCCCCTAGCCTTCATCTCAGACTTACTTTCCAGGTTCAGTTTACCGTTTTTGTTGGCCGAACATCGGCGCTGGGTGAGTTGCTGCGCCAAAACCTCATCGTCCGGCATGATAATCTCACACTTTTCCAACAACCGGGCCACGGTGAACCACATTTCCGCTGATCGATTTACAAAGGCATCGGGATCTTGTGCCCGACCCCCAAAGTTGACCCGGTGAATGTTCCACCCAGCCTCCGCAAGTGCGTCGGCCATGGGCAAACCTAGTCCACCTACGTCACAGTAAATCTGGTCCTCCTTCAGACCTTCCTTTTTGAACTCCATAATGAACCGGCCAACTGACGCCATAGTGTCCCGGTCCCTCCAGGTTACAATCTTCTCAACCTTATTCCCGCGCCGGATTGCCATAGCGTTCTCATCCCCGCCCCCGGCAAAGTCTACCCCGCACGAAACATCCTTCCCCGACTTCCGCGGTGGATTGGCAGTCGCATTGTCCCAAGTCGCCCAAGGGATAACCAACCGCTCATCATCTGCCTCCATAAACTCACCAAAGACCATCGACTTGATCAATGGGTGATCCCGACCCCAACGCTCAAACTGTTCCTCAATCCATTCCTTACTGATGTGCGGGCAATCGTAACTGGTCACCTTATGCAGCGACCACAAGTGCTGTTGCTTGTTAAAGATCCGGTAAAACTCCCCAGAAGTGCCGCCAGGCGAACTAATCACAATCTGCCGGGTAGGCTGACACCTAGCAACCGCCTCAAAAATGCCATCATTCACCGTCTTAGCCTCATCAATAATGATCATGAGCGATTCCGCATGCCAACCCTCAAACCGACCAGGGTCATCCGTACTAAACCCAATAATCCGAGATCCAGAGTTGGTCACCAAGTCAGTCTGGTTCACCTGTATCCCCCAACCCTTAACCTTTGCCGCCAGTGAACGGATGCAGGGCCACATCTGCTCTTTAACCTGACGATATACCCCCGACGTGGTGATCGTAATCGAGTTAGGGTACATCAGGGCATGCCATAGCGCCGCCGGCGCCGCCAAACATGTGGTCTTACCCGACCCATTCGCCGCCCGGACCGCTACCCGACTCTTACCCCCCTTCCCCGTAATAGCCTTCATGGCATCAATCTGCCACTGGTAGAGGTCCATCCCGAATATCTCGCGACTGAAATTCTCCAAATCAGTCACACTCGGATCCAGCTTCTTAGTCTTGGTCGTTACTTCTGCCATTTTCTATCTCCCCGCCAGTTCCTTGTAGTGGGCTACCTCTTTCTCCAGCTTCTCAATGCGTTTCTGAAGGTGGTCCCGGTTCATTTTGGGTTGGCGCGAATATCCCATCTGATACCCGTCATCCCATCCCTTAGCGTAGTCGCTCGTATTTCTGCCTCTTTGATCGGCAACAGTGTCTTGTGTGGGTTTGTCAGTCATTTTTGAGTGTCTACCGGAACATTAAGGCTTTTTGTTCCGGAACCTTTTTGCGTGCTTTTTCATGGCTCGTTTTAGACCCCTCTTGTATTCGCGGGTGCTAAGTTCGTCCATTACCATGGATCCTTTGTCCCATTCGTATTTCCCGACGTAGGTTTTTAGTTTTGGTTTGTTCATAATTTTCTTACGCGAGGGGTAAAAATGGGGTGGGGGGGGCGAAATACCGCGCCGCGATCTGGGTGCCCCCCTACCCCCATTTTCTTGTGGTGCCCTGCCCCGACCCACCCATATGTTGTGCCGCCGCCGGCGGTATGCCCTGCCGCCCGCACCACTACAGGTTGTGGCCTCGATGCCGTGACCATGCCTGGTTCGCCCCTGTTTTTGTGGGCCTTTCAGGACGGGAACTGTTAGCATAACTGTTAGCACGGTGCAGGATATCCCTATATATCAATGGTTTCTGGGCCTGAATCAGGTGATTCTGTATCACCTGATGCGTCCCTCTCGGATCTCGCGCCGTGCAATCCGGCCAGCATGTCCGGGCTGATCTGCGTCTGGGCGATCACGCCAGCCACCTGGTGCTTGCTGTGTGCCGCCCACTCGTTCGGGAACCGGCGCTCAAGGACTTCCAGCGCCAACCGAGGGTTCTTGGCCATCCCTTGCCGCACAACGCCGTACAATTCATTCTGAGCCACTGCACCCGCGCACGCGAGAGCCTCGGCCATGTCACCCCACTTCTTCTTCCACTCCGTCAATGTGCCCGCACTAATTCCAGCTAACTGTGCTGCCCTCCCCTCCGGCATACCTATGGCTACATTCCTAAGAATAGCCTCCACGGTATCTGGATTGTATTTGTTCGGTCCACCCCTTGTCCTACCAAGCGTATCCTTCCCCTTCTTCTCCCTGCATGAGTCTGGGATGAGATCCTTAACATCCACCCTCGACGGGTCAGGAGTCATGATTAACGCCTTGGCAGCGGTTGGACTATTGCCGGGTTTCTTCCTCGGCTTAACTCGCTTCTTCTCCTCGTTTTCACTCATGACAAAACTCTCCAGTACGGACGACGACAAAATACCCTTTCCCCTTTAGGGGGAAGGGGTTTTGTCTGTCGTACTTCGACATAATGACGACGACATCCATTCCTATTCTGTCGGTCACCCATATTAATACTGTTTTTACTGTTCATTCCTGTTCCTATTTACGACAAAACTATTCTGTCGTACCTCCAATCCACACCAATCCACCCTCATTTCCGTATTTGATGGTCTTGTTGTCGATTAGGTTGTTGATTCGGCGCTCCATGTTCCTTTGAGACATGCCGTACTCGTCTGCCAGATGCCTAGCTAGACCTGCCTTGGACAGTTTGCCGTGACTGTTCTCAATTGAATCTTTGAAGGCTGTGAACGGCACCTCAGTTGCCTTACGACCCGGCTTCTTCTCTTCTGGCTGGTAGTCTGATGCTAACCAACACAATCCACGGTCGGAGTGTTCAAGGTGGATATGGTCTGAGCTAGTGCTGTAGTCATGACTCATACCAGCCCGCTTACCACGCTTGGCCGCTGTGAGCCTGTATACGCCCTCTGAGCCTCTTTCAGCCTGTAACACCATGATGGCGCGTGCCCAGTTAGTCAGGACGCTAGAACCTAAACCAGCGTACATTAAATCCGCATTGGTAAATCCCTTTGTGTCGTTGCTGGTCTTCGGCTTGCCGGTGTGATGAATCAGGTGGAACAGGCACTTAGACTCAATGGCTAGTTCATCGAGTAGCCCAGTGAAGTGGCTGACATCCTCTGACGAGTTCGGATCTCCACCTAAATAGCATAGGAGCGGATCGATCCACACCATGTCGGGCTGATACTCAGCGATCATGGACTTTAGCTGGGCAATGAACTCGATGCCCTGAGAGTTGACCATCCGCACAATGCTGACCCGTTGCTGGATCTCGTCGAAGCTAATCTCCGGATACTCCTCGGCTAGTCCGGTTTTGACGCCTTGGATGGTTTCGGCCACATCCCCGAAATTGTTCTCAGCCTGGACGATTAGACTCTTGTAATAGCCCTTTGGCTGGATACCGAAGAACGGTATGCCGGCGGCCCACGTCATTGCTGCCTGTAGAGTGAGGACTGACTTGCCTAACCCGGATGAGCCGACCCAAACGCAGCTACCACTTTTAGAGAGCCAACGAGATCCCAGCATGCAGTCCATGTCCTTGCTGGCATCGAACGCCAACAAGTCCGGCCAATCCATGGCGCCAGGCAGTCTAGGTGCATTGGGATTCTCGTAGAGCGGCGCCGATTCCATTGCTTCGACGATTTCCTTGCCGGTTGCGCCGGCCTTCACCCAATCGTTGAGGTCTTTATGTTCATCCGGTGTGGCGACAATGTGGCACCGTGAATGCATGCCAGTGATATCATCCTGCCATTTTTCAGCCGCCTCATCATTCTGGGTGAAGAGATACACCTTAGACTTGGCCGGTATCAGTCCGTTAATCTTCTTGGCACCCTGTGCGCCGCGAGTGATTAGGATTGAGGATACTGCGGCAATGGACTCGGCCCACTTCACCTTGTCCATGAAGGCGAACGCATCCCACTGCGACTCGAAGACGAACACATGTTCCTCATGGTCGCCTATCCACCAAGGGGAAGACTTCCCGCCTAGTATCCTCCACCCCTTTTCCCTATGAAAGAGATGGGCACCGTCGGCACTCCCGTTTGGCGTGGTACGGGGTTGATGTTGTACCGGGAATGCCAGTTGTCCCTGGACGATGCCCAAATGGTTATTCTCGTGTAGCCAGTCTACAAACTCGTTTGATAACCCGCGCCACTCGGCCAGCTTGGAACGGTGCGCAGGTTGAAATGCATTGGTAGCCTCAGTCCAGTTGATCCGGTTTGGTGGATCCATTAGGACAGGCACCGCGTCGGCGGCGCCAGCTAACTCCTTAAACTTTTTGATCGCCTCATTCTGACTGATGTTCAGGGCAATCTCGATGAAGTCGATTACGTCACCACCACCACACCCGGCGTGGCACTTCCACTTCCACTCGCCCTTGTCTTCCCAAATCCCAAATGACGGGTTTTTGTCATCATGAAACGGACAGTTCGTTGAAGGCTTAATTATTGAACGGTCATAGCCCAGATCGGCTACAGCCATTGGTAAAGTATATTTCTGTTTTAATTCATTTATATCAACCACGCCACACCTCAATTCCATCATAGGGACCATAAGCATGATCCACTTTTACCCGTACTAGAGCATACGGGATTCCTCCTTTTTCCATGTCGGCGCACACTCGCTCCCACATGGCCTTTTGCTTCGGCCTGTAGGGCCGAGTTAATGACCGAAGCCCCATGGCTTCAGCCTGTTCAGGATTGATTACTTTGTTGTTCATCCATCAACTCCTTGTAAAGCGTTCTGAACGCTACTTCTGCCGTATCCGGCACCACTCCATTGCCTAATAGCCTTAACCGATCCACGCGGTTGGCAGTTGGGTCCAGCCCACTGGTAGGCCCATCAGTTGCTCCACCCAATTCGGATTCAGTTTGCCGTTTGCTTTGCCCATCAACCTTGTGATCTTCCGCCCCTTGCTCATCTGGTACGGAACATTTTTGCAGTCGGTCTGAATCGGCGTCGGCCATGTCTCCTCTTTCTTCACCTTCTCCTCCAGATACAACGGCACAGTGTTCTTGCCTTTGCTCTGTCGAAACTTCAGACACTTCTCCATTGTCTCCTCGGATCGAGGCCGACTCATTGCTGTGGGCGTCGGCCATTGCTCCTTCACCTGACCCAGTAATCCCAGTTCGCCCTTCCGCTCGTTTCCTCTCGTCGTAAAGTTCTGCGCCTGTGGCGTCGCCCACGACTCTTGGTTCTTCCCATTCGTGCTGGGGTTCGCCTGGTCGGGCGGGCCAGTTTCGATAACTACGGTAGTCAAAGACTTCTGCGTCCCCTTCTTTCCATTGTTGCGGTTCTGGAAGCCTAACCGTGCTTCGTGTGCTGCCGGAGTGGGCCAAGATGAAGACTCGTTTGCGTTGGTGCGTTGCGCCGACTTCAGCCGCTGAGAATACTCCTGCCGTCGCCCTATAACCCACTCGTTCCAACTCTCTAATGACATGGAGCAAAACGGGCGTTCCGGCTGGGTCTTCCCATCCGTCTCCCTTGAGTTTTGCGGAGATGATTCCTTCCACGTTTTCAAGGAAGACGATTCTTGGCTGAATAGTTCGTATTGCATTTTTTATGTATGGGAAGAGGTGTCTTGGGTCTTCGTCGCCTTCCCGCTTACCTGCGGCGGAGAAAGGTTGGCACGGGAAGCCGCCAGAGATAATCTCCAGGCCCGTTGGAAACGCTTCCAATGGCAGGGTTTTAAGGTTTGTCCAGATAGGCGCTTGATCCAGTTCACCCTCTTCCATCTTTGCGACCAAGTTCGCGACGGCGAAACACTCGATCTCCACATAAGCGACTGTTCTGCAAGTTGGGAAAACTCTTCGCAACCCAAGGTCAATTCCTCCGTATCCGGCACAGAGAGAGATGTGATTAATTGCTTTGGAAGTATCCACATCACTAACTCCTTTTAATCCGAACCCGTTCCTGTTTGATCTCAGCCTTTTGCGCCAAGACCGCAGCCAGTTGCGGGTCAGTTAGATTTTGGTGCCCCGGAATATGTCCCTCCAGAGTGATGGAAACCTTGTCTTCAGGATCCTCATCCTCCACCAGCACACCGACTAGCATCTCCCACTTCTGGCGAAACGCGGGCCAGACCTCGACGTTGTTGGTAACCGACTTAACCGCATGCAGTACCGTGCCGTGATCACGATCAAATGCTCGGCCCACTGCGCTCAGTGAATAGCCACGGGTGCGCAGCACCGTCATGCATGCTTGCCTGGCACCAGTGACTTCCTGAGAAACGCGGCGCCGACTCAACAGGTCGGATGACTTAACACCCCAGATTGGCGCAGCTAATTCCGCAATGGCTTTAGCCTCAAAGTTGATAGCATTACTCATGCTGCCACCTCCTGCGCTTGGGGGAAGTAGTTACGCTGAAGCTGCCAGATTTCTGTGCAGCGCCGAAACACGTCCCAACTGGTTTTGGTTTTTTGATCGTCCCAAAGTTTTTCAAATGGATCCATCGCCTCCTTACTGTTAATGACAACAGACAGGCAACGCGGTTTAGGCTCGATGCATTCGCGGTACGCCGCCAATTGCAGCGGCCATGAATCATAGTAATTAGGGCGCCCGTACTTCATGTTCTGAGTCTTGAAATCGATCAGCACGGTGCCGTGTTCCTGATGCTCCGCCAGTAAGTCCATGGTGCCAGCGTAACCATGCTTTTTGTTCACCACTGTGCGCTCGCTATCGATCACCCGAATGATGTTGGCCCTGAACCATGCCTTGTATTTCTCATAAAACGGCCAAAGCAACTTATCGCCCGGAATGTAATTCGGGTCGCTATGGAAACGGTCAATCATCTCATGAATTGCCGAACCAAATTCCCGTGCATCGGCGCCGAACTGGTCGGCATCCTTACGGCAACGCTCGGCAAACATCGTGTAGCTTTCGCCCCGAAACTTTTCCGGCATAGTCCATGCCGCCTCGATCAGCATTCCTTGATACCATTTGGTGATACCGAAGTTTGATAGAATTTTGATTACTTCGGTGACACTGGGGAACAGTCCCAGTTTGCGGGCATCCCGCAGGTTAGTGTTGCGAGTCGTGCCATCGCCCGACTCTATTGTGTGTTGGCTCAGTCCATTGGCGTAGTACCAATGCGCTTCTGAACCCGCTTCGACTTTTAAAGTTAAATCATCCATAGCAGTTTCAATATGTTAAAAATAAAATAAAATACGGACACCCAGATCAGCAGCAGCACAAACTCTTGAGCGAACTGCAAAACACCCTCCAGCGCATACCGCGCCGCCCTGAGTGTCCGAGTTAAAAGAGAGACTCGCCCGACTGAGTTACGGCGAAGGCATAAGCCGCACCCAGCAGGAGGTTGGTGAAGTTCGGGCGAGTCTTGATTCATGGCCTAGAATGGTACGTCATCTTCGACTTCACCGACGTTGGCGAAGTCATCAGTCGCTCCCTTCTCAACAGTGTAGGCGGGCTGGGCGGAGTTGTTTTCTTCCTTTTTCGCTTCGATCCGTTCACGGGCCTTGTCGCCGTCGTATTCGCCGGACGGTTTGATCCAATCCTTTTTGCCGAGCTTTCGAGCGCGGTCCACATAGACCACAACCTTGTCCTCGCCATCTGGACGGAACTCTTCCATCTCAATAACGCAACCCACGCCCAGCATGGAACGGAGGTTGAACTCTTCACCCGGCTCGAACGGTTTGCCGCGCCATTTGGTGAGGAACTTGTAAAGGTTGGATTTTTCGTTCAGCGAATTGGTGAACTTTTTGCGCACCAAGAATGGGCGCCCGTCTTCCATTTTCGCATCTAACTCGAAATAGAAAAACAGCAAGTCCTTCACTCCGAATTTTGTTTGTTCACCCTTGGACAGTATGATGTCCACGAGGATCGCTTTGTGTTCACCCACCGGAGGTGGAGTGTATTCAGTGACGGCGCCGCCGCCACCCGCTGTGAGGGTTAGTTCACTCATTGGTTTCGTTTTCTTTCGTTTTGGTTTCGTTAGTCGGAGGTAAGTCGCCGCGCAAAAATTGGGCGAAATGCTCCAGGGAAATTGTTACTAGGGGATCAGTGCTGTTGCGCTTGTGGATGACGCAGGGGATCTTCCCTGCACCACTGGCATCACGCCGTGCCTGATCGTAGGCATCTTGAAGCTGCAACCGCTCAACGTGCTTGGCTTCAATGTGTAGCCACTCAGTTAATCCGGGCACGATAAGGTCAGGGGCGTCTTGGCCCGTGTTCACATCGCGGCCACTGTGTTGGCATCCTCTTTTGGCGCTGGCCCAGCCCTCATCTCGGAACCAGAGAGCGAGATATCGCTCGAATCTGGCGCCCTTTGCTCTGCTATTTATCGGCATGATATTATATTCAATACATTCAACATCCATGGCCCATCCTCCATGGGGGTTTAGTGGTCGGGGGTTTCGTTTGGTCGAGGGTGACTACACCCCATGACCGTTACTAATAAGGCATCAATCAGAATCGCCATCGGTGCGCAAGTAGCGCAGATGTAGCCCATCAGGGTCTTATCGTAGTGCGTAACCATTGTCGCCCGTTCGCAATGAACGCAAACTCCGGGCGAGGCATAGCACCGCTCTCTTATTGCGGATCTCGCCATTACTTTGCCTCCAAAAAACGGTTGAGCTTAACCGCCGCCCGCTGAGTGATTGATGGCGTTTTGCTGATGTCGAATCCACGGCGCTTGAATCCCGTGTATCCCAAATTGTACGCGGCGTAGATTTCAGCCGCGCTCGGCTCTCTACCGATTGCCCTCCTTAATTGACCGTTCAGAATAGAGAGGTAGATTTTGCAATACTGATGACTAATGGTCGGATCGTTTACGCCCTTTTCGTAGGTCGTAGTTTTAAATCCGTTTCTCTTCAGCCATTTGGAGCAGTCCTGCCATGCGGGTTTCCACATTTGGAAAGCACCATTGGCCTTGCCCTGATCGCCCACAGCACGGTGGTTGTTATTGCTCTCCACCATAGCCACGGCATTAATCAATTTGCCGTTAATCTCCACGGCAGGTGCAACTGCCATGAAGGCGAAGCACCCTGCTGCGGTTAGGAAACGGCGCAGACTGTCGCTTGTGATCCTTGGGGAATTTTCGCCAATCCATTTAGTGGCGAGTTGACCCGACTGACGTAGCCGGTCGATTGTTTTGGTGGAAACCGAGAGTCGCTTGGCGACCTCTTGGCGGGTATACAGTTGGTTTGCAGTTTCTGTTTTCATCTTAATTTTCTTCTTTTGCGGTGATGCAATGCTTATCGATCAAAGCCTCCAGGACATTGGTAGCGGTTACCCGTTTGCGCTTTGCAAACCGGGCCAACCGCTTTTTGAGTTGGGGCTGTAACCGAAAGGCACATAGGATTTTTGGTGCTGTTTTCATGTTTTCAAAATATACGTCTATATACTGTCTAGACGTTTTACTCCTTCAAAAAACCCTGCGTATTCCCGCAGGGCGTTTGTGTTATACGTCTAGACGTTACCCGAAACAATCACATTTTTTTTTGTTTGACAGGATGGTATATACAGTTGAGGTTTTTAACACTGTATTTACAGTGCAAAGCACCAACCAAAAAAATAATGCCCAATATTAAAAAAGACAGTTTAAGAAAATCTGCTGCCTACAGATTTGAAGTGGCATTCCTTGAACGACTAAAAGCAGCATCAGGCGCAACCGGCCTGACCATTACATCTATTATTGAAAGATGTGTTGAGAAATCTCTTAATGAGGTGCTGGTGGAAGCTCGCAAGGAGCGTGACGCTCAGACCACCGAGCTTCAAAAACTTCTGAAACTTCGCAAGTAGATCGACCTGTTTGGTCCTCTATTTTTTGATCAATCTCATTAATTTGATTGATCAGTTTCTCCCGTTTTTCCAGTAAAATTCGTAGTTCTTCAGCCTTTAGTTCTTCTTTTTCGTACATTCGGTGCTTTCCGCTGCGAAGGGATGAGATTGATACCCAATATCAATTAACCCTTACAACATAAATATAATACAATTTAGGTAGGACATTTACAGTCCCAGCCCCCCCCCCTAAAAAATAAATGTATAAACAGGTGATTTTGGTGTTGCACTGTATAGACGTTCGTATATACTAGGCACCAGTTCAAGCACATGGAGTGCGGGGGCTAAACTGCAAAATGTTTAACATAAATAACTCACTGATCGAAAAGGGTAAAACTTACAACCTTAGCCCAATAGCCACTGGGGGAGGGTGTGATTTTATGTGGCGGGGTGCTGGCGAGCTTGTCGAGATGGATGGCTATGATTCATATATGATCGATTTGGTTCTTGGCAGCAAAGCAGACGTAGGTGTTTCTCCGGATAGCCTGTCAGAGCCTTCAATTGTCGGTTGTTATATTGGTGATCCTGAGTGGCAGGATGGAATCTTCATTAATTTTGATACTGCTGAAGAGGCAATGAAGTTTATGGCATCGGTTGAGACTGCTGATGATATTTACAATAAGAACAAAACTGCAAAATGATAATTCAAACAAAACATAACGGAAGAATTTACACTGCAACATCCCCAACGTGGAGTTGGAGGTCAGATAAGGGCAACATTGTAACTTCAAGGGCACTTATCCAGAAGTTGAATAAGAAATTTTATAAACAACTAGAAACACAAAAAACTGCATAATATGGAAAAGACTATTTCACTTACCGAGGCCGAGGCTCATATCATAATGGATAACATTCTTACCCATTTGGAATGTGTCGATGGGTTTGACCGATCCAACGATTCCTATAAAGCGGATTGGAGCGTAATTGATAAACTTTGCGCAGCAGGGTTTCGCGTTCCAGCCACCTACGAAAAGGTAGTAAAATAAAAACCAATTTTGGCAGTGTAAAAGCAACGTAGTGGTGCCCCTAGTAAGCCCGCATTGAAACAATATGTAGGGACTAGGACGCCGCTCGCCCCCTCGACGGGGCTATGCACTGCCTCTCTTTTAACATGAAAACAGAAACTGCAAAACATACCTACTCCGTAGGCGATATCATCCACGTCCCTTGGGGATGGTCGATGATCCTCCATGAGTTCTATCAAGTCGTGGAGGCAACACCAAAGACCGTTGTGGTTCGCCATATCGCCTCAAACGAGGTCGGTGGGTGGCCCATCGGCACTACCACTCCGATTCCAAATCAATTCATTGATGAGGATTCGGATTTTTTCCCCGCGAAGAAACGCTGCAAGGTTCGTCCTGACGGTTTTATTCGCATCAACTCTGACCGTTCTGGTTCCCTTTGGGACGGTGAGGAAAAGCATTATGACAAGGCAGACTAGCATGGATAAATTAAAACTGGTGAAACACCTTCAGAAGAAATTTCCGAAGGCTCCTCTTATCGAAGACGGCAATGAGTTTGGTTGGGGTAAGAACTCAATCTTAGTCGGCGCCGAGCATAATCCGTATGCCGACTACTGGCAGATGAACAACAACGATACCATTTTCGGTATCGACAAAAAATTCTATGAGGAGTGCGAAGCCAATGGCTGGTACCCCGAATGGAACGATCCCGGCACAATCTTACTCTACAAGTCATGACCTACATCATCCGAAAAAACAACTACACTGCCATTGAATCCATTAACGGCAAACGGGTTTGGTTTGCGACCAAAACGCCTAACAAGCGTTTGGCGGAGAAACGAGCCAAGACATACTTTCAGGCACTGCGGGAAGAAAACCTCGCCGCCGCTGAGAAGCTGATGAATCGTAATCCAAGCTCAATCACTATCGGTGACTTGCTGGATCTTTACGAGAAGCTGGCAACGGTAAAGGCCGACACCCGGACCAAAAACATTGCCAAGCTGAAACTGATCCTGAAGGAAACCGAGACACCACTAACCTCTCAGGTTAATGCGCTAACGGGACGGATCATTTCTCGCTTTGAGCGTCAACGTCATAAGGCAGCTACTGATGTGCCGTCACTCCACACTGCCAAGCGCACGGTTGCCGCTACAGTGCGTCAGGCTCGCAGCGTGTTTGCCAAGCGCATGCTTCAACTGTACGCCGATGAGGGGTTTAACATCGATGTGTCGGACTTCACTTCGCGCAGCGTGGAACAGGGCCCAAGTATCCGTTACAAGGCCCCAAAGGATGGCCTAGCCGCAAAGACTCTTGCCGCCAGTAAAAAGCTGCGAGAGGACGATCCTGAAGCGTACAAGGCGTTTATCTGCGAATACTTTGCTGGCATGCGCAAGAATGAGGTAGCTCATGCCAAAGTATCTTGGCTAGGCGATCACTCAATCCACATTCAGCCGGATGGAGATTTTGACACCAAAAACTCCTATGACCGTGAGGTGTATCTTGCCCCTGATATCTGGGCAACCCTGATGGAGTTGGTCGGTGACCAGACCGATTACATCCTCAAGGGCACCAAGACCGAGCGCACCGACAAAGTGTTTCGGCGCTTAAATGCTTGGCTGACTGATCAAGGCTGGACTCATACCAACAAACGGGGGCATGAGCTTCGGAAGGTCTACGGTTCAACCGTATCCAAGATCGCTGGCATTCAGGCCGCGCAACAATTGCTCGGACACATGGACATCAAAACCACTGACCGCTTTTACTCTGACATTCAGGCCAAGGTTGTGGTCAATGAGTAAACTAACTGTTAGCACGATGAGTGCAAAAAACGGACAACAGGTGTTAGCATAACTGTTAGCACGGTGTGCATTGGAAATTGGCCCATTCCGTTTGAGCCTGAAAAAACAGGAATAAAAATGGTGGGCCCTGTAGGATTCGAACCTACGACCAAGGGATTATGAGTCCCTTACTTTTAATGGACACCAGTAGACAAACCCTCTTTTTTGAGGGTTTTTTCATTTTACCAGTGGACAGCAGTGGACATAGGTGGACACATGCCTGTTGCAAAAGGGTTAGCGTGTTGGGTGCAGGGGAATCACCTGTTTAAATCTTACGCACCTTGGTGCAGCACCCCTTGACCAGCACGGTGAAATCTCCGCTGCCGTCCTTGTATTGGCTAGTAGCCAGCACCACATAATCAGTCTCGTTCCGAACCAATATGCCTTCGGTCCAACACGGCGCCGGCTTGGCGTTTTCCACCGAGTCTCCAATGTAGCCAGCAGGATCGAGCCACTCTACATGCACACGGGTCTGGAGCTTGGGCCATCTCATTTGATTTTGTAGTGAGGTACGGGGTAGGTCTTTGAGTTGGTATTGAGGACAAACTTTCGCACCTCAACTTTTCCGATGGCGGCTAATTGCCTGAGTTTTAAAGACATGTAGCTCAGAGACAGATTTTGCTCATCAGCAATCTGGCGGCAGGTTTTCCACTCAGGGCCAGGCGACTCTATCGCTGCTTCCCGCACCTCGGAAAGTAGCGAAGTCCAATCGTCTACAGGGTCTTTAGCTTTTCTGGAATTACCCATGTCTTATTAATCTCCTCAGCCTGAAAAGTCCAGTAGTCGCCGGTCTTCTCATTGTACGTTCCTAGAATAAAACCGTTGGCGTGCCTCATGGATGAGGGCGTGCGGCTATTGTAATGCATATCGGTTTTACACAAACACCCAGCACCCCGCGCCACACGGCGTTCCAGGCCCGGTATGGCGTACTCGTCAATGGTGTGGGTGTGTCCGAACAGGCAAGCCCCGTATGTAAGCGCATGAGAACGTGCCGCCGACATTCCATGGTAATAGCCATGTAGGCATTTCATGTGGCCGAATTGGAATACGGATCTCTTGTGGTACGGCAACCACTCGGTCTTGTGCTTGTCTAGGCGATCCTCTAACTCCTGAACGCCTTTAAATGCGTAATCTTGCTCGATGCCTTTGGAGTCATTTTCGGCCAAATCATATAGTCGCTGATCGTGATTGCCTAACAGGAGGTGAGTAGGTTTCCAGAGTGAAATAAACTCCAACCCCTTTCGCCAATCAGTCATCATCGACTCACTTCGTTCCTCTTGGGAACAGCCACGCCTAAGAGGGCGCAGATCAAACAGGTCGCCCCCAAAGATTCTCAGGTGCGGCTTGAAAGACTCTGTTGCTTTAAACAGCGCCTTAACCGCCGCCTTATCCTGTTGGTCGCCATGTAAATCCGTGGCGAATATAAACCGCTTCATGAAACCACCCTTTCATTAGTTGCGTGTGTTAAGTAAAAACAAACTTTCCTTGGTTAGCCTTTTCGACCCAGCATCCGTTCCGTCAAAATCAGCGAACCTAACTCCGAGCTTCCCCCTCTTAATTAATTCATCCCTAAATTTTTCAAGATTGGCTTTACCTATAAAAAATTCATCTAGAAGCGTTTCTGCTGCATATTGTTTATGCACCAAAGCGGGAAACTCGTAATCCGACACAGCAATGCCAATTTCTTTCATTACATTTCGAGCTTCTTCTTCGCTTAAAATTTTATCTAGATTTACTTTCTTTTTGTGTACCCCTCCAGGATCACCAAACGCATACTCTAGTGCTTGCGGCTTTTCCATTGCAGCAAAATGAAATCCACCGTGCCGATCAGAAACTTTGCGGCCTGATGTTGTCCCTCGGTAAACCGTAACCTCTCCACCCGCTGGCATAAACATTGCCTGACCTTGCTGCACATCAGCTTTCATCTGGGGCGTGATATCAACGTAGTGTGCGGTGGAGGATTTCATCGTTTCCTGCGGTGACCCTTCCCAATATTTGCGTAGATCAATCCTAACCTCACCGACTTCACCGCCCCACTTCTTAACGTACTTGCCAGTGTAATTAGGAAGATCGATGTCGTAAAACTGTTTGTGACCTTCACCGCCAACAGCTAATTCAAGTCCCTCAAACTCACCTGACCCGGACTTGTCGGCGGCAATCTTCTCAGCCAATTCTCGGCCAACAGTTCTCTTCATGTCCTTGCTGGCAACCATCGTATCAGGGATTACTTTGTTCCCAGCCTTGTCCCATGCGCTAACCATGGTCCGGTCTTCACCTGGCAATCTCTGGTACTCAACTCGATCAATAAATTTGCTCAAGTTGTACCTATCGGCAGTGTCTCGGCCAGTAATCCAACCTACCCGATCAAATCCGTTGTCGGCGCCCCAACGAATCATTCGCTTCATTGCTAAGGCTCGCCACTTGTCATCTTCTACAAACCGATTGCCTTTTCGTTTAGAAACAAACGGCGCCGCCGGTACGGACTCTTCACGCCCCCCAACAACGTCGCCATTAATGTAAGGCTCGTTAAATCCAACACCCCTTCCTTTAGCCGCCCAATCGCTTTGCACTTCTTCAATAAAGAGCATGCGCTTACCGTCGGCGTCTACCCGCTCATTAAACCGAACGTGAGCAAAAACATTTTCATCAGTCTCGAAGTGGGATTCTTTAAAAGGTCTATTGGCAGGAATTTCTTTTAGATCTGTTTTTCTTATTTTGCTCGCTGCGGCCTCGGCTTCTGCTTTGGACTCAAACCTTCCGGATGTATAACCGTTTGGACCCTCTACTCTGGCATGGTAGGTCATTACATATTCGCCCTCACTGCCCAGCATTGAGCCAATAGATTCCACTATTACCTTGGGTGACTTTTTTGGACCAGGCAGCATCAGCTCAAGTTCACGGTAAGATCCCTTGACGGCGCCAGGCAGAGACAAATCTGATTTATCGAACTGCGGATCAAAGTCTTTAGAGACAAACTCTAAGTTAGCTGTTGCCTCCTCAAAGGCCATCTCCGCATCCCGCGCCTCCTGATAAGTGCCCCGGTCATCAGCGTCGTACATTTCCTGACGTGCATCCTCAACCGCTTCCTCGGCTGCGCGAAGTTCTGGTGAATCCTCTCCACCCCGGACTTTTTCCACCACCGCAATCTGGTTGGTATCAATAAAGTCCTGCACCTCTTCCTTGGTGACCTTACCCTTTTTGTCCATCAACCAACGGTCCAGATCAATCCACTTCATTTCCTGTCGAGCAGCAGGATCTTGCCGAAGGATATCATTTAGCATGGCTGCACCCGTTGCCGAGTTCCGCACCTTGGGAGATTCCAGCGCCTTGCTGGAGTTACTGTAGAAGATGTCGCCGCCTTTACCGGCGGGCATGAAGTAAGTGCCCAACTTATCGAAAACAGGCATCACTGTCTGAAGGGGTTGCGGGCCGATATTTTTTTTCAGCTTCGCCTTACCTTTGCCTTGATAGATTTTAGTGCTAGATGTTAAGTCTCGGACGTTATGAAATTCTTTCAGGAATCCAATGGGTTTACCTTCTACTGTCCATGGGTAACTATAGTGAAAGTCCGTCTTCCTTGGTCGCTTGGTTAAATTCAGTTCCACCAGTGCCACAACATCTCCGATTTTCGCATCACGCAACTCTGGATCCGACATGTCTCGCATGAGAGAAGAAAGATCCATTCCTGCCTCTACCAGTTCGGGTTGAATAATCTCTAATTTAGAGTTCTTCATTTTCCCGATATTGGTAAACTTATCTTTAATCATTCCCGCTGTGGCGAAGTTGATCTTCTTAGACTCCACCGCCCGACGAAGACCTCGTAGCCCTTTGATCCCAGAAATTATTTTTCTTTGCTGGGGAGTGAAATCTTTTGATTCTGATTTAGCCACCAATCCCATCAAATCCTTGACGTATTGATTCATGCGCTTCGAGCTAAAGGTGCCGCTCTCAACTCCAGCCTCTAGGTTCCGTACAAATCCATTCAGTCCGTAAGCGGAATTAAAGTGCGTGGTTGATCCTTGCGAAGTGACCCCCATGATCACGGTATTCTTGCCGCCAGACACATCCAGACCCCGCTTTATTAATCGCTTGGCGGCGCTTTCATCAGTGAATGCCCAAATCATATTGTCCGGGTCTAGGAATTGAAAACCGCGCCCGCCTTGGGCCGGTACATCAATTGGAGCTTTGGCCCCAGTTGGACCAACCTCCAAATCCCCAACAGCAAGATTGTCTGCTGCTAGTGCGAAAATAGCCCGGTCCTTGTAGTTCTCCAACTGAACCTTTTTGGCTGGCATGAATTGAGCCAAGATCGGCTTGCTCAGATTGAACTCAGCCCCATCTTCGGCGCGTACTCGGCCCGGTGCTACCTCGACTCCTTTCCCTGCTGGCATGTAGAGGAAATCACCCTTATCACCAAACTTGGCATTCTTAACGAACACCGTGTTGCCAATTTGAACTACCTCATCGCCTCCAATAATTGGCCGGTGCGGCGCTGATCTATCGTAAATGTAACTATGGCGATCAGGGTTAAATCCAGCTTGTGTTGATGCTTCGGTATTAATCCACCGTGGAAGTATTTGGCTTTTGTGTTTCTTACCCTTAATTACAATTGTTGGTGTTTTTTGCTCTCCAGAACCTATCTTCAAGGAAGCTCTTTGCATTCCTTCTGTCGGAACAAGTTCAGGATCAGTAATCCTGATAAGGTTTTCATAGGTCGTTACGTCTTTTGATTTCCCAGTAACAATTCCAACTCCGTACTTAGACATGGAATCAACATCCTGGCGCAAGGTCATTGGAGTGCCCGCAGGGATTTCATTAAGCCTACCTATGTTTTCTCTTTGCCGAGCATTTAAGGCGTTAAACATTTCAGCCTCAGTAGGTAAGTCCTTCATCTTTGGAATTGGGACTTCCCTGATTGGGTACTCTTCCTCAATCGCTTTCTCTAGCTTCTCCCGGTCCAGCTTTTTACCCTGCCTAAACTCTTGGAGCATTTTTCTTGCGGTAGGCGAGTGCGGGCGATCAACCCCTTCCACCTTTTTAGCGCCACCCTTGTCTGCTCTGGCGGGCATGAAGTTGCGTTTTAGGTTTAAGTAATTCACGGGGAAGGTATCACCCATGATGGTGTTAACCTCTTCCATCCGATCAACCCGTAAACTAATCGGCACCACATGCTCTTTATTCGTGCTGATTCGGTCCGGGTTCTGCTCCATCATGCCTTGCTCACCGGCATTCATGAAATCATATATGGCATCCTTTTGCGGGGTAGCTTCATTGCGAACGCCCCGCACTTGGTTGTGCATATACTGAACAGCAGCAGACCGGAAATTGTCCGGGGATCCACCAAACAGATCGAAAAACTTCTTATACTTACTGTTGCCCTTCTGGGCACGCTTCCACCAGTTGTTTAATTTGTTTTCAAACCGGCTAATGCTAAATGTTTCTAAATTAAAGTTTCCAGCCTTGGAAATTGAAAACCCGTATGGCGAAACATGCTGGTGCTTCATACTGGCCCTCGATGTGTAGGCCGAACCCGTGGTTGCTTTGTAGTACGAAATCAGAAAGTTCATTGCCGGATCACCCTCAAGGTTTCCTACAGCATCAAAACCTTTTGCTAGGTTTTCATTGAGTTTCTGAATCTTGGCCTTCATTGACTGAGGCACAACCTCATCGGGTAACTGCATGATGGCGGCAAGTTGCTCTTCGCTCATATACCTACCGCGATAAGAAACCTCCCCGTCCGAATGCACCTTCCTTTGCAACCCGGTCACATATTCCCCGGCAGCGACTGAATCCAGCGCCTGAAATAAAGCCATAGAGACAGTAGTCTCACGCTCTTTACGTTGCTTACGGGTGAGCAGCACCGGCATCCCGTTCTCGTATTGAACATTGCCCTGCTCATCGAGCTTGAACATCCCGCTATTGCGGAATTTTTCGACGGTGCCAGGGTCGTTCTTTGAGAGCAGTTCTTTCGCGCTAACAGCAAACCCGTCACTGCCTTCAGTCTCGTCGGCTAATGACAACCGTTTCAGCAATTTATCTTTCGCCAAAACATACTCAGACAATAAGGCGTTAATCTCTGGCGAGTTTGCCAGACCCTCACCGCCTTTGCCGATAATCCTACCGTCGCCGGTAAGTTTAATGCCGCGTGCAGTTGAAGGATCCTTAAACAATTTAGAAACAGGGTTTCCGCCAGCATCAAACTCCACGCCCATTGCTTTAAATGCATTTTGCATTCTTGCCAGTAAAGCTGATTGGAACTTGTAAAGTTGGTTTGTAAGTAAGCCAGCCTCCGGGGAAGTGCCTTTTGCTCGTTTATTAACCTTATTGGCGTAGGCGACCACATCTCCTTTTGACGCCTCGGCAAAGTTGCCAAACGCTTCCGATAAAATTTCTCCCGCAACAAAGCTGCGCCTAGCCTGAATAGACTTTTGGTAGTGATCAGACTGCCAACCTTCGCTCATCATGGAAACGTAGTCGCTTTCCAGCATTTTGAATTGAGCGTCATTGTATTGACCGGCAACAACCTCATTGCCCTCTTGGTCCCTTATTCCAAAAAGGTTTGATTCCAATTGCGCCCTGAATGCCATCAATGGATCACTGGGGTCGCCAGACTCAAATTTAGGATGGAACAACTCATGCGCCAATGCGCGAAGGGGATTCACTGCCTCGGAAATGTTTACGACTACCAAAGGTTTCCCATTGTAATCATCTATGGCTACTCCTTGATAGCCAGCCTCCGCACTGCCAAGCGTCCCGCGCAATTGAGGATCAGCGGCAATTTGATCCGTTGTCATGTAGCGGATATTTAGATCGCCAGTATCGCCGCCAATCAGCATGCCGCGACCAAATGCATCTAATTTTGCTAACTCTAAAAGTTTAGGTGGAAGAAGCTGACCTGTAAGAACTTCCCGATCTGAGCTTGGTAGTTGAGCCAAAAAGTTTGAGACTAAATCTTGGTCAGGAATATCCAGGATAGAGTCTACCTCTTTGGTGACAATCTTCCCGTTTTCCTTTGTAGCGTAAGTAATCTTTCCGGCGCCCGTAATCTTGCCTAGCGCGTAACCCTGCGCCATACCGATAGGACCGCCCAGAACACCAACACCTAAACCCCCGGCAGCGCCTTCCCTACCAGCAATCAAATAGCCCATGCCCGCACCAAACACTGAGCCTTTCACTGCTGCGTCTGATATCTCCCCAGCAAGGCGCAGTGTCCGGTTCATCGCAGGATTATCAATCCGCTTCAGCGCCTCAATTGCGCCCTGCGAGTAGCCTCCCTGCTTTGCCGCAATACCCAAGCTACCCATTTGCGCACCCCTTGCGGCGCCGCTGATGGTGTTGCCTATTGTTTTAGCTTTGGCGCCAACCTTGCCAATATATTTAGGCGCACCTTTTGCTGTAGCGTATGTACCAATCCCAGCAATAAGTGTATCGATAAGCGATTCATCATCTTCAATCGCCTTATGGATTCCGTACCCAACCGCAGTTGCGGCAGCATACTTACCAACCTTTGTATCTGCCGCTTTTGCTATTCCTTCCCCTGTTTTGGAAACAGCTTTACCGGCAAGATCCGCAGTCCTAGTGGCGGGGCGCCGAGCAAACTGCGCGGCCCATTCTCCGGCGCTAGAAAGTTTTTCGCTTTTGGGAACTTTTTCGGCAATGTCTTTGAGCGACTTTGTGAGGCGAGCCAGCTTCTCTCCCTTAACACCCTTATCGACAAGGTTGCTTGCCTTCGCAGCTTGCCCGCCAGGTATAAGCCAGGTTGGGTCTAGTAAGATGGACCAAGAGTCGGCCCATTTCATGTTTACGTCCTCATCAAACGACTCTCCCAGTGCTTCGCCTTTAACCGGGTCATTAAATAGATCACCCAATCCACGCGCATAATTACCAAGGTAACTTTGCGGGCCTTGAACTTTCTTTGCGCCAGGAGTGCTAGGCGGGACAATGTTTCCCTCTTCATCCTTGTAGACCCCCTGAAGGTCTAAAAACTTACCCGTCAATGAGAGGTAGGCGTTGTATGAGGCTTTATTTGCCTCCTCATCATCCCTCCATAATTTTGCGGTAAACCTTCCAGCGCCTTTACCAAGGTCAATAATACCATCTAAAGCACGCAACCCCGCCTCAGTCATGTTTTGAGGTAAACGCTTGTATCCTTGCCCTTCAAAAAAACCAGACCCTAAATGCTTTAACGCCTCACCAGCGAGTTTCATGTAGGCAACACTAGCCTCTTGATTTTCCTTCCAACCCTCGTAGGTAAAGAATTGGCGCCCGTACTCGTCTTCCATGAAAGTATCATGCCCGGAGCGAGTAACTAGCCTGTGATTGTTTTTATTTCGCTTTTGCCGCTCCTCATAAAGACGGTCAAGTTCATCTGCTAATGTTAAGCCACCAGTGTTTTGCTGTTTGGGTGCCTCACCAAAATAAAAACTTTTGATCCAATCTTCTCGATTTTTGTCTGCCATTATTCGCCTTTAAGTTGCTGATTCAAACGTGCTTTGTTTGGCTTAAAATCTCCGGACTCAATCCGCTTACTCAATCCGCCCCATGACATAAACCGTGTAGGCCCGTTGGGGATCCTGATGAACACGCCCCGTGAATTGGTTCGGACAATCTCGCCGGTAGTGCCTCCAATCTTAACCCGGTGCCGGACGAATGAGTAAGGATCTCCCCCACCACCGTTATCAGCTAATTTTTGGAACTCCTGTATGGCGCGATATTCCTTAACCTGACCGTCTACCATTGCCTGACGCTCTTCCTCGCTTTCCCATGGTGTAATGTCTTCAGCTTCTTCCATCTCACCCTCAACACCCTGATCAGCGCCGGGGATTGGCCCCTTCGGTCCTTCGGCGGGTTCGTCTGAGGCGCCACTTTGTTTGCGGTATTGCGACATGCGTTGCTGCCGGCGTTCTTGCAAGGTTGGATCATACGGAGATTCTTTCTCCTGCTCCGTCTCCCCCTCAACGCCTTGATCGGCACCGGGAACAGGTTCCTTCGGGCCTTCAGCAGGTTCGTTGGGGTTGAACTCCATATTTGGTTTAGGCGCTGGCTGACCTTCCGGTGTGCCTGTTGGCGCCATTTGATTAGGAGTTGGGTCGGGTTGATCCTGCGCCGGTTGGGTTGGCGCTGGGTTGTTAGGCATAAACATTGAGTGAACCACTGCGCTGCCATCCGGGTAAGTTCCCTTATGCGCACCCATATCAATCATTGTGTTAGCAAAATCACTTACCTCTCTTCTGGTAAACTTGTATTGCCTCATGCCGTTTTCGCCAGGCAACTTATAGTTAACGGTGCCAGAGGTCTTACCCATCATTACCGCATTAGCCAAAATACTGTTTTCAGCATCCTGAGTGCTTCGGTAACTTGTTTTAAGTTCCGGAATCCTCGGCATAACCATTCCACCTTGCTGGGCGGGGTTGGCTGCGTTGGTTGGGCTACTGGATTCCCTGTAGATCGGTTCACCTGTTATATCAGAGTAAAGTCTGGTGTACCCTGAAACATTTTGCCTAGCACTTATTGAGTCTTCCAATTTCCTAACAATTACGTCATCAACCAAGTTTTTGGTAATTTCATAAAGTTTTTCGTTAACTTCTCTTGGGTTTTCAATTGAAACAAATGCCGCCTTGTAGTTCTTAATGTCGTTATCAGTAAGAACACCAACCTCCCCGTAAATACCACGGGCAAGGTTGGGGATGATGGCATTAAGTAGTCCATCCATTTCTTGAATTGCCATACCTTCATCAGTTTCAAACAGTTTCTTAACGCTCGCAAATTTTGATTTTAATTTACCCGAATCAACGCTTTTCCATGCAGATTCAACTCCTTTAATCTGATCCCTAACGGTAATTGCTTTTTCAAACCCGCGCCGTTGATCAACTCCCATACCCTCCCCAAATACTCGACTTAATTGGAGCTTCTGAGTCATGGGCGTATTTTGGTCGCTTATCTGGTTGTAAACCTCAGCACGCCTTTGGTTCACCTTTGCCACTAAAGCATTTTGCCCTGGCATAGTTGAAGTAGTGACAGCCATCCCGCTCATTGCTAGGTCATTAACAAAACTTTCTTCTATAGGCTGACCCGCAGTGATGTTTTTGGCTTTCTCAAGCAGAAGATCATTCCTAAGTTTTATGTCTTCCTTCGTCTGGAAATCGTCAAGATCAGCCTGTCTTTCCGCTGCCGCCGTTCTTTTGGCCCTTTCCTCTAGTTGGGTGGATATTACGCCAGTGGCGCCGTATACATCCTCACGATCAACCGTCCCGCTACCGTCAACATCAAGTTCTGCCGGAACAGGTAAGCCAGCCTCGACGTACATTCCTTTAATTTCCTCACCAGTAACGATTGCTGTGGCATCGGCTATGGTGGATGCGTAGCCTTCAGGATCATTCGCCTCGACTAAAGTGGTTGGCTTAAACGAAGGATTTATTTTCTGGGCCTGAAGCACTAGCGACGCATTGTCTTCGGCCAATTTCTTTTTGTTGTGCAAACCAATAAGGGCAAGTTGCCTTTCTTGATTTCGGTTTTCTTCAGACGCATGGAAAACAGGTTTTTCAAAAAGCGTATCTCGCCAAAGCTTGTAATTATCGTATGTATCCCCGTGCGCCTGTATGTCTGAAAGGTGTTTTTCTTCCGCAAACCTAAACGCACTAAGCCTTTGCTCATCAGTCTTTAGATCAGGGGAATTAATTATGTCTTTAAGGGCCATGAAGCTAACGCCAGCACTGTCCCTTAATCCCCTCTGCCGTGCCCGCTCTTTTGCTCTCTCCTGCGCCTCACGCAGTTGAGAGTCAATAAGCTGATTGCGCCTTTCCTGCGCATCCTGCTGCAACTTCATCTGTTGCGTCCGTTGCGACCTTTCAAAACCCTTGTTGTAAAGGTCGGTACCAACCTCAAACCCCTGTAAGAATGAACTTTTTCGTGCCATTAGATTTTATTCCTTTATCGCCTGTGAGTTGTGGTGACCGGATTAACATTAACCCCACCTGCGCCGCTAGTTAACGCACCAGCCGCCACTGCTCCAAGCGGTCCTCCAAGTGCCGCTCCCGCCACACCAGCAACCATACCTAATCCCTCCATCCACGGATTACTTTGGTTCCCTAACCCCTGCACATAGGTTGAGTAATTGCTGCTGGCAAACTGTGCTGCCTGACCTGCCGCGTTCGGGTTCTGACCAATGCCCTGCTGCAACTGCATTGGCGCAAAGTTAGCAGCACCTTGCTGCGCCCCACTGATTGCCCCGTACTGCGCCGTAATGGGTGTTCCTAGCGCGTAGGCTTGCGCCTGAGACATTCTCTGCGTCAAAAGGCGTTGACCTGCATCAAACTTAGCTAAAGCCTCCTGACCGATGTTGGCAGAGCCATATACGTTGCCCCGTGCAGATTGGGCGCCGCGCACACTCTGTTCTACCTGGCGGGATGCATCTTCCCCTAACTCTCGTCCGGCAGATAATTCTTCCAGCGTGGTTTGGGCCAATTTCTGGCGTAGCTCATAACCAACTGGATCCGCCTCCTTGATGCGCTTCAACTGCTCAAGGTTCATCTGCTCGCCATACCGTTGCTGGATGTCGAGGTTCATGGCGGCAATTGCATCGGCGCTGGTCCGCATTGCCTCCAGATCAATTCCCAGTTGATCAATATCACCGAACCCAGTGAAGTCTACGTCGATCCATTCTCCGCCAACCTGAACCCGGCCTTTGCCGCCGGACTTGGCTAATGACTCAATGATCTTCCGCGCTGGTAGAGTTCGGATATCTGTTTCAATTCCTTTAGCTGCTGAATCAGAGTAGTCTGGTGCCGGGGGAGGCGTACCCTTGTTCACCGCATCCCGTGCTGCCCAGAATCGTTCACCATACGCGGCCACAATGCTTTGCGCCGCCCGTTCGCATTGTTTCATTAGATCATTCATTTAAAGCCTTATCGTACAACCCCACTAAGTCTTCCCGGTTTAGTTCCATTAGATTTTTTACGGTCAAATACGACCCGTACAGGTCGCCCTTAAATTTGCTCACATACACCTCGGCAACGTGCGGCTGGTGCGGTAGCACCCACACTGCGCTTTTGCCCAGGTCATCATCACCCAACCGCGATTGGCCTATATAAACACCAACCGGGATTGGCTTTTGCATAACCACATTTGCTGTAGGCGGTTTATGCTCAAACCCTTGCCCCTCAATTACTGGCCCGGTTATTTCCATCGCTCAACAATTCGCTCAAATACTTCCGGCTTAATCTGCTTCCGCTTGCCGTGCCGGTTGGCAAACAACTTCAATTCCCGCCATTCGGGACAACGAACATCGAGTTCGTCGAGACACGCTGCCAATCCTTGTTTCGTCTTCGCCACAACGTCCGAGAGAAGCATACAGTCTCCGCTTTTGTCCCAGCACCTCCAGTGCTTATCGATGTCAGTCTCAAGCATCTTCGTCCCAACCGCCAACGCGACCAACTCGCCGTTGTCTTCGACGAGGACCAGACTTCCATTTGAATGGTGCCACGACAGGTAAATTCCCATGATATCGTCCGGCCATCCTCCGAAACACCAGTTCCGAGAATCGTTCGCCCTGGCGAAACGCAGGACCGAATCAATTGAATGATTTCCTTCACTCATGTTTCCTGCTCGATTGAGTTCACAAAGGCGCTGGCCTTAATTCCGCGAACCCACATTTTGCCCGAATTGGTAACAACCTTGAACTGCATCTCCCGGCACGGTCCATTGCTTAATAAATTGTACGAGTTCCGGATCGGCACCGTTTTCGGGAACGTCACTGGCAGGGTAAATGGCAGAGTTAGTGCGCTTGTCTCCGTATTAATAAACTGCTGGTTTACAACCGAATCAGATTCCTCATCCAAGATCGCCCGAATGTTAATTGCAGTAGCAGTTGCCGGTTTCAATTCCAACTCAACATGGTTCGGCAGTAACTCACTGAACTGCTCGCCAAAAGTCATACCCCGCGTCAACACGCTGGAAGTGTAATTTGATCCGTCATCCTGGTAAGTTTCGTCCGTTTCAGAGGTATTTTGGACGTAATCAAGGTATGCCAGCGCCTTGCCGGATTCAGTGCCCATTACGAGCCTCAGATTGCCGCTGAAGGCGCTTACGGTAAAATCGGTGGCATCCCATGTCCAAGTGCCCACAAACGCCTTGGCGACGGTATTGTATACAATAGTTGTGTTGTTGGTGGTGCTGGACCCAGTGGGCACACTCAAAATGTAGTGATTGTTCCAACTGACACCGCATGCTTGCTCTTTTGCGTAGTTCCAGTTGATCGTATCAATTACATCTTGGATGCCGATTGAGATAGGTTCACTGACTGCTTGAGCGGCACCTTCCAAAATTGATCGCACGGTGCGAATGCCGTCTGGCGCCAAGAAGAATAAATCCTGACCGACCTGTGCCACTGACCGATGCGATACGCATCCCATCCGGGTATCAATAGTTTCAACCGACCAACTGGCAGCAGTTGCTGCGGTAGGATCAGCGACCACATTGAAAATCGAACGCTCCTTAAACACTACCAGATTCACCCCAATCCAAGGGTGGATGGCGGTGATGGGATCCCCTACCGAGCCTCCAATCCTTATCTGGTTGTTGACGTTATCCCAGGTGGAACCATCAAGCAGGTCGCTGGCGTATAAAGCATCCGGCACTGACGAGACCCCGGCAGCGAAGAGACGGTTTGTATGCGTTTTGAGATATTTGCAGATCGGCGGGTTTCCCGATCCCGTCGATTCGTCGGTGAATGTCGATCCATCGTAACTCCGTACATTATTGGTTCCGTCAGTCAGATAAACCTTGTCGGTTAGCTGCGCCATTTCCACGTTGGCGCCATCTGCCGGGGTGTAGCCCGTAACCTCAGTCCAAGTTGTTCCGCCAATGTTTTTGTAAACTTTCTGATCAGCTACAGCCAGCAACTGCTCAAGGCTGGGCGTATCAAAATAGAAAACCGAATCAACACGCTCCGGGTCGGCGTTCCATGTTGAGGTATAAGTCTCCCAGTTGTTTGTAGCTTCGTTCCAGTTGTAGGAATTTGTGTTTGGAATAATCCCGTAATCATCATCCAAACCGCGCCTGGTAATGATTCCACCAAACCGATCAATGTCCACATTGACCCCCTCAGAATACTGAGTCGGCCCGATTAGGTTAGAACGCACGTTGCTAACCTGACCCCCAACAAAGGACTGAACGGCGTCAAACGCCATCTGGTCATCTAAACTGTCATTGTAAACTACAGGCATCAGTCAAAATCATTTATGTCCCACACGTTAGGTACTTCCGGAATCAGGCGGGCAATCTTTGCCGATTGCGCCGATTCAAGATCCCGCATCAGCATCATGGCGCCAGCAGCTTCCTGCTGCTTCACCTGTGCCTTGCCGTACTGACGCATGTGTTCAAGCATATCGCCCTCCACATAGGCCAGTAGTGCATTATCAATGCCGTTAATCTTTGGGGAATCGGAATCCGTTAAGGCAGTCAGCTTCAACTTGCCCAACACCAGCAGTGTCTTAGCCTTGTCAGGCTTGCGGATCAAACGGATCACTGCGTTGCCGCTGGAATCGTTTGGCAGCGTGATAAAACTTGTTGGCGAACCGGACTCATCAAACAGTGCCGGGTTAATCTGAAACACCGTCTCGTAGTCCATGGATGATATTTCGTTATCGTCCCAGGCTACTGCAACAGCAAACCGCACCGCACTATTGAGGGTAACCTCGCTAGTGTCGGCGGCTACTGAGTAGCTTGTGGTCCCTAGCGTTTCGCGCCAAAGACCAGAGTCCCAAATCATCTCATACCGGCGATCAATAAAACTCTTCAAAAGAGTCAGCGAACCCGCATCACTCTTCTGGAGTTTATCCGCCACAAATTGTGCTATAGCCGATTTAGTCATCAGGTTTTAATAATGTAATTCAACGCAATGTAAGGTTGCAGGTTGTTGTGAGGTTGATCTTCAGTGATTGCTGCATTGCTTGAGTCAAAAAGCTCTTCTGTGGTGTATTCAGTAGCTGGCCCAGCAGAGTCTCTGCTGCCACCCTGAGCGTAGCTTCCCCCAAACGCCGTGGCGTTAGAAATTCTATGTTTATGCTTAGGAAGCTCAGTTTGAAGCAATCGGTGATCTTCAGTTCCGCCCGTTGCTGCCAGAGCAAAGTTAGTGCCGGAACCGGAATAGTCCTCTGCCGAGGAATCCCACTTACCGCTTGTTTGCTGGCCTACGCCAACAGGGATTCGGCCTCTCAAGTCTGGCAGGGTAAACGTAGTGGAAACACCGTCTTGATCCGTTACCCCAGCCGAGTATGCAGTCCCTCCGTATGTGTTCGAGATTACAGCATGAAGGTCTTTGTAGGTGAACGTGTTTAAGGTGGCATCGCCGTTTGCCAGCAACCATCCAGAAGGTGCAGTTGACCCAGCATATTGCGTAACCGACCCAGTTGGAAGTGCCGCGCCAGCCGCCAGTTTTGCGGCAGTCACAGCATTATCCGCTATCATGTCTGTAGCGACCTGAACTTCAGAAATTACACCGTCAGCAGACGTACTACCCAGAACCCTGTTGGCAGTTTCCACGTTTTGAATCTTGGCGTAGGTGACATTATCATCAGGAATCTTAACGGTAGTGCATGCCGAATCACCAAGTTTCGCAGTTGTGATCGCATTGTTGTTAATCACCGCATCATCCAGCAGTGAGTTAAGGTCTGCCGCCGTTACAGTGTCGCCGGATGAAAATGTTTTTCCTTTAGTGATATCTGGCATCCTAGTTTCCCTTCTCTAAAATCTCTTCGTACTTGTTAATCAGTAAACCCAAACTCCTCACGAACCGCGCACCCTCATCCGTCGCCACTGCTGCCTCGAACCCCTCCGGATCCGCCAGGGTCGCTTCCTCGAACCCCATCAACTTCTGGCTCAGACATCCGCTCCAAACGGCGCTGGCGAGCAGCAGCAATAAGATCGTCAATGTTTTCATCCTTCTCCTCACGCCTGGCACTTGCAGCAGCAGCAGTTGTCGCATCCGTCAGCGCATTGAGGGCATCCGCAATGGCAGGGAGTGCCCTCAATGCGGCTAACACTTCGGTGATCATTTATTGCTCTCAATTTCAGCCGCTTTCACGTTGCCCCGGCTTGCGCTATATCCAAGCGCCGCTAGTGCTGATGCAATAAATGCCACTGACTTCTCTATGCCAGATGTTCCGGCCTCAGTAATCAGTCCGCTTCCATAGGCAAGGCCGATTAGCATTGCCACCGAACTCATCCAGAACTCGGTTGTTTTGTATCCAGGTTTTTTCATGTCTGTTTTTTGTTCCACGCCAAATTTATTCTCCGCCGAATAGCTTAGAAAACGCAGCCGCAGCCCCCGCCGAGGAAAGCGAAACGGCCCCTACAATTTTCCAACGAAACTCCTCTAAGAATTTTATCCTTTGAGAATGGTTGTTCATTCGTTCCGCAATTTCATCGAGCCGGTCAGCAATATGTATCTGCCTGGACTCAATCCGAGCCAGTTGCGCCGATAACGAATTAGGGTCGTACTCTGCCATCTCTAATATCCCTTTTTACCCTTTTTAGATTTCTTCTTTTTATTCGCCATCTTTATCCTCCTCGCGCTTTGATTTAGCCGCCTCTTCTTCAGATTCCATCCGGTCACGCTCGGCCTGTTCGTCTGGATTGATCGGCCATTCCTGTTTAATCTTGTCAAAGTCTTCGTAGCTTTCGGCCAAGGCATACTCTCCCTCTAACCTCTGACACTCCGACACAACTCCGGCCCGGTAAGACGCCCACTCTTCTGGCATATTCTTGTCCGGCAACTCACGCCAATCGGAGGGGTGCAACATCTTCCATGCGGTGTCTTTAGCTCGTGCTATGCCGTCACGCTTCTCACGCTCAAGCGGCGCACGGACTACTGGTGGTTCTTCAGGAGTCACCCAGCTAATCCCTTGCGCTTCCTTGTCGGCAGGTGTGGATAGCCGAAGCCAGTTGGCTGGAAATGAAATGTTGTTGTGACTGAACGCCTTGTCCATCGGCAGCACCCGTCCTTCTGTTGTAATGTATGGCATAGTAAAATCTTTCTGTTATCTGGCGTTGCTTGGTGCTGCGAATGGCTGTTCCGCAAAACACGCATAGATGTATTTAGCGGATGATGACGAACTGTTAATGGTATTGTTGGTGGCTCTAATCTTAAACCCGTTTGAAAGCAGGTCGATTGCCTCATTGGTTGTCTCCGCTCCTGAAGTGTTGGGGTGCAAAAGTGCGTCAGCAGGATTGTAGGTGTCCCTAGCGGAATCTTTTAAGCCCCATCCAAAGCCGCTAGAGTCTATGCGTTTGGTTAGAACAAAGGCTGGTCGAAATCCGGTGTAGATAAATGGGCCGTCTACGTTTCCGTTTGGGTCGTAAGTGCCGAACTTTGAATAGCCATCGACGCCAGAAAATAAATACAGATAGATGTCCCAATACCCATCCATAGAATTAGCCCCCGCGATATCTCCGCCAATCTGGAATGTGGTTGCCGTGCTGCACCCAGATGGGAAGTATCCGCTGCCAGTTGTTTGGGCTGAATTTTGGTTGAGCTTGAGATATTTATTGGCGTCTAAATCTTTGTGCCACGCGAATATATCGTAGGTGTTTGACGTAACGTCTATCAAGAACGCAAACTCTGGTGCTTCGCCAAGGCTGTGGTTAACAGTAACGCCCGTCATCGGATAGCTATTGCTGCTTTCCTCTTGCCGAATGACTGACACCCCCGCCGAAGCGTTGTACTTCTCCGTGGTAGGATCAGTGTTTCCGGCGGCCCACGTTGACGAACTGCCGTTGCTGCCGAGCTTCCAGCCCCAAGCTGCATAGCGTTCGTAGGTGTCTATTGAGCCGTTCCAATCACTGTCGCAAGCAAAGTTCACAGCCTCCGATTCATCTAATGTGAAGCCATCTGAATCAAAAGAGGAAACTCCGTTGTAGCCATCTAGACTGCCACTAAAATCATTTGAGCCAGTGTAGTAACCGCCATCAATGTTAATAGCTTTGCCGCTGCCTTGAACTGAATCAAATAGATAATGGCCTTGGTATCCGCTGCTGTTATTTGATTGGTTATCCCTGTCCTTAATCCAGAGGAGGCTGGGTTCAAATCCCATTCCGGTAACGGCGTTGGATGTGGCTCCGAGGGAGTTGCTGTTATCCCGTGTGCCTGTGTAAAGTACCGTGTTGAAATTCTCTGCTGGCTTAACGGCGGGGTCATCGAGATTGCTGGTGTTGAGGCTTTGGAATCCGGTGGGCGGCGCATAGTAGAACTCGGATTGGCTAGTGTCCTGACCGCTGGTGATTTTTCCTGCGAATGTATTGTCCTGACCGTAGTTAACTCGCAATTCATTGGTTCCGCTACTGGGCAAACAGTCGAAGGCTGGAGTCCAAGTGTATTCCCCCGCCGGAATGTTCTGTGCAGAACCTAGTGCAGAGCCATTCTTATAGAATTGAATTGTTTTTGTTGAGGAATCTAAATCTAGCGCAATACCAATAATATCCTCATCACTATTCCAAGCACCTAGATTAACAGTTGATCCTGAACCGTTCCGGTAGTTTCCATCATAGCTATTCAGGGAGAGTTCTTGATACGTTGCAAAAGCACTACCACCGCCTAACGCGAAGCCCCCTGTTGGGGAAGGCGTGTTAACAGCTTTAACTCCAGCTTCATTAGACCAAGTAGTGCTTGTTCCAACCTTACAAACCTCCCAGTACCACTTGCCGCTATTAACTGCAATCGTGCTGGTAAATCGCGGGTAATATGTGGAAATATATCCGGTTAGCTTTAGGTTTCCCTCGCTGGTTGAAGAGACTGTATTCTTAATGTCTAGCGGATTCAACGTAGCGTAATTCTTCGTCGGCGTATCCAGCATGACATCGTGGCTACTGATGTTCGTTGGCTCGAAGTGGTTTTTGTTTCCTGATTGGTCGCCTCCGATGTAGACGGGGTTAAGCTCGAATGGGGCTGATGGTTTAGACCCGCCAGTGTCTACTCCCTTTTGTGCGCGGAAATCGTAACAGTAGCCATCTAAATAATACCCATCGTAGTTGTCGTAAAACCTGCCAATAATTACAGGAAGGTTAGCGTCTGGTGCGGAAGAAAGTGTTGCGCTAATCTTTTCGTCTGCATCCACATACACCTTGTAGGTTGTTCCGTTTTTACATAGTGCAATGTGATACCACTGCCCCGTGCTAAACGTAAATGAACTGGTGTTGTATGAGTTGTTTACGGATTCAAAGAACTGAAGAGTCCCGCTAGAATTAGTACACACCGCCCATTCTTGAGTTGATGAGTTGTTCCTAGAGAAAATCCCATCGGGCGTCTCGCTGAACCCATTAAAATAAAACCAACCTTCGTAGGTGTAACTACCGGAGCCAAAGTCAAAGTCACTAGATGTTGCTACGGATAAATAGTCACCTGTTCCGTCAAAGGAAATAGCAGTCCCGCTTGAGTCGAATGGGTTGCCAACCGTATTGCTATGCTCTGGGTCGCCACCTTTAGTAATCGTATGCCCCTTCGCCACATCAACAAAGGTTGTGTCGCCATCGCTGCGGCCTACGGAAGTTACGAGGAGGTCGGCATCGTGGGCTGGCTGGGCGTCGAAATGGAACGAATTGCCAGAGTAGCTGGACATATCGAACGCCGCCTTGGGCTTGCAGGACGAATAACCCGTGCTTTCGATAAAGTTTGTATCTGGCTCAACAGCAGACCCGTCAATGAAGTAAAAGTCAGCTAGGTATCCTGAATATTTATACCTAAACCTGTCTGCTTCATCACCTATGCAATGCTGCACGTTTACACTGCCGCTTCCGTACCAAGTAGTTGTCGCCTTACCTAAAAGATGATTTGTAGCCCCTGAAGATGGGTTAGTGCCAGAAAGGTTAGCGGAAGGCTCCCGAACTCCGTTAATATAGATTTTACACCTGTCAGCGGCGGCAGATTCATCAGTGTTTATTAGGATAGCAATGTGCATCCACGCGCCAACATCTCTAAATTTCCTCGAAGTAGTTTTAGCCCAAGTGTTATTTGAGGGGTCAGGGTATGAGTAGACAGCAAGCGTGTCATCCGACTTAAAGCGAACGTAAAACGTATTTGTATTTTCAGAGTGTGATGTGCCGTTAGCAGAAATTATATCTTGGTCGCTTCCCAGCTTTGACCTCTTAACCCAAAAAGCTAAAGTGCTGACCTTGTTGCTGGATGGTGCGCTACCGAATGTTTTTGTCAGGCGGTGCGTTGCCCCAGACTCAAACCGCAGCGAGCGTGTCACAGGGTCAGACGCGCCACCACTGCCTTCCCCTGTGTCGCCACTGGTCGGCTTATTCCAAAGTGCTGATCCGAAGTCTGCCATTTAGCTAAAGTCTAATTGCGGTGCGCCGAGCAAGATGGTGTTGTCGGCTTGTATAATGTACGGCAGCACATCCACTTTGGCTGACCCGCTTGAAAGTGTCGGTGCGCTGCCTCCAACATTCTTGTAATCAGAAGTCCACGTTGCTGTTGACGCTGAACTGTCTTGGATCAATACGATCACTCCAGTTTGCCCGGTGTTGCCTGAATCGGTTGTCGGGTTGGTGAAAGCGTTCGTGCCAGCACCTAAAGTGATTACGAAATTCTGGTAAGTGTCGAAGTCTAATACGCCCGAACTCAACGCAGAGAAAGCAGCAGTTTGCGTGTTGCCTTGCTGGGCGGCACTCCAAGTGTTGCTAGATGCTTTTTCTGCGTAAGCTGAGTGAGCGTGCGCCGAGGCAGCAGCACCAATGTCGCTCAACACCTCCGCTGTGCTGCGACTCTCTAATCCACTCGCCGTGAATCGAGCGTACTCGTCATCAGCTACATCCGCTGAGTTGATTTGAACGGCGTTTGTGTTGGCGATGCCGAAGGTGAGTGCCGCTTGCTTTGCGTTCCACGTTGACGCGCTGGCAACGTAACTGTCAGCAATCGCTGTACCCTGCCACGTTCCTGTGCCGACAGTCCCCAGAGTTGTGACATTGCTCGACCCGGCCCATGTGGATATGGCTGTATCCTCAACGCTTCCCAAGCCAACGTCAGAGGCTGTGGTGTTGCTGTTGAGCAGAGTGGTAATCGCGGTTAATCCTGTGCCGCCATTAGCAGCGGGGAGTGTGCCTGTTACGTCACTCGTCAGGTCAGCACTAAGAGTGCCGCCCAAGGTTAAGCTGCCCGAACTTGTGACCGTGCCAGTCAAGGTTAGCCCGGATACAGTGCCAGCACCGTCCACTTGAGTGACAGTGCCAGAGCCGCCTCCGCCGCCGCCCGAAACAGATTCCCATTTCAGCCCACCAGTTTCTCCGCTTCGCGCAACCAGACTGTAACCATCGGTGGGCGTGTTGCTTACTTTGAGGTTCGCCTCGTCTACCACGTTATCAGCGATGACCGTTGCGCCATCCGCTGTGGAAGTCACCTCGCCGGAGTGGTCGGGGTGGCTGTAATTGTTTGCGCTGGCAGTGATTCCATCTAGCTTGGTTTTATCGCCATCGGCAAAGGCACCCTCAGATGGCTTTGGCTGAAGCGTTGAGATTGTAACACCCTTAACTCCCGCCAAGTCGGTAAGCTCGGAGTCCATTAAGGCTCCGGCAGCAGTCACATTGGTTGCGTCAGTGACATCGGCACTAGCTTCGATGGCGTCGAGCTTAGTTTTATCACCATCCACAAAAGCACCTTCAGATGGTTTAGGCTGAAGGGTTGAGATTGTAACGCCCTTGACTCCCGCTAGATCGGTAAGCTCAGAATCCATCAACGCACCAGCGGCGGTTACGTTGGCGGCGTCTGTGACATCGGCCCCATCTTCCAGGCTACTAATTGCGGTGCCGCCCAAAGTAAGAGTGCCGCCGACAGTAAGGTTGCCGGTTGACTCCAAAGTGCCGGTAGATTTTACCCCGGCAGTCGATACCTGCAATGTGCTTTCGGTGCCTTCACCATCCATCACCGTGCGCAGGGTGCCGTCCACGCCCGAATTTGCATTCGGCACCTGCAAGAGATCCTTGTAGGTATCCGAAATTGCTTTCCCGTTTAATGAATCGCTTCCCGCCATAACTTAAATTCCCCAGACTCGTTTAATTTCTTTTTTGCTGTAGTTCGACTTCCACCCCCGGTTTTCCAGTTCCCGGTACCCGCGCCGAACCTGTTCTTTCATGGTGCCTGGATCGGTTGCATTTCCACTAACACCAAATCCCGCAACCAGGTCGCGGGTGTAAACTCTTCCATCCTCGGTAATCGCCTGAGTGCCACGTTGCACCAGGCGTTCGACGGTCTTGCCGTCTTCATCTTTAAAAACGTAAATCGGCATTTTAAAAGCCGGGGGGAGGTTCCCCTCCCCCCAGTTGTCAGCTATTAGCTGAAGTTAGTTTTGGAGTACATTTCGACGTAGTACTTCGGCTGAAGTGTCTTCGCCGCGTAGAACGATTTGTAACCCACAACCGTTTTCTGGTTGAGAGGATCGTCCTTGCTGGCGCCGTCGGTGACGTACACGCTCGGCCCGTAAGGGCTTTGGCTCGCAACATCCGAAACGCCGTAGGCGTTTTGACCGAACACGAACGAGGAGTGGACAGTGCCGCTCGCGTCGTAAGTGTGCTGAGTGCTTCCGTCGGACAAGAAAGGAACGGTGGTCTGGAGGAAACGGATTCCCCACAAGCGACCGATCTCACCTTTATACAATGACTCAACAGCGGAGTAGCTGGCAGCATTTTGCCAACCGCTGGTCTTCATCAGGTCACTAGCCACTTCTGGGCTAACAACGCCGACGTAGTTTCCGCCGATCATCGGTGTGTTGTTTTTGCGAAGCTGCGTGGTGCAGTCGAGGAAGTCGTTAAACTCCACAACCGCATCAGCGGCGCTGGCAGCGCCAACGGCAGCGTAATCAGCAAGACCATTGGCCATGCGGGTTTGCTTGCCGGTAACATTGCTACCCAACTCATTACGCACAATCTTGTCAGCGTGCAGCGCGGCATCTTGACCTGTCACCTTAACAGCTTGCTCGACGTGCGAGAAAAGCTCGGTGAGTTGCAGGATGTCCGTGATGCTGATCACTTGACCGTATTGCACCAAGTCAGCGTCCACATTCTCCAGGCTCAAAGCACGCTCGCCGGTAGGCTTTACGCCTTCGTTTGAGAGTGTTTCGATAGCGCCAGTGCTAGGCTCGTCGAAACGGAACCAGCGAATGGTTTTGCTGCCGCTCTTGGCGGGCAACGGTGCTTTTTGCGCGAATTGTACTAACTGCAACGACTCAACAATGTAGTCGAGCAGTTCCTTTGAAAAGTACCGCTGGAATTGTGTGCTAATTCCAGAGGTTCCGGTTTCTACTGCCATTAGATTTTAACCCCTATTAATGCGTGTTACCGAAACACGGCCATCCCAGCCTGTTGCTCGTCGGCATTTCGCAAGGCGTCCACTAACTTTTCACGTTTTTGGGCCTGGCTCATGCTGTCGAAGTTCTTCGGCGTGGACTCTCGTCCGGGAGGCGCTCCGGTAACACTGGTTTGTTTAGTTAGTTCATCGACCTGCGCTTGCAGATCGCCGTTTTCTTTTTGCAAAGATTCCACCTTCTTGGCGGCAATCTTTGACACTACGAACTCAACTGCATCTTGGATGCCTTCCGAATAAGCTCGGAGATGCGGGCGTTGATCCAATATGTTTTCAACGCCTCGCGATATTTCGCTGGATGAGTCTTTCAACTCCGGGTATTGCTCCTGAAGATCCTTCAGGTTTTCAGTCCAATTAGATTGGATTGACTCAGCTACTTTGCTTTGTTCGTTCGCAGTCTTGCGTGCCTCAACTTCCTTAGCCTTTTCCAATGCAAGTTCGGCAAGTTCAGTCTCGCCGTCTTCCTTGTATCGTTCTGCCAACTCTCGGTAGTCGTCCGGGGAAGTCTGGTCGTCCTGATGCTGTTGCTTCAGGGCTTCCAATTCTTCCCTCTCCTTTTTCAGGGTCGCCTTTTCCTCATTGAGTTTATCCCAATTTCGGTCTAGGCGGTCGTTGGATTTCTTCTCTCGGTTGGTCAGAGGCTTTTCATCAGTCTCCGCATCGCTTGCTTGTTCAGGTGCCTCAGCTTCCACTTCTT